TTTTTCAACTTGATTCAGATATTGTTCTTCAACCGTCTTGATGTGCATAGCGTTTGCCCGCGCCCAATCCGATAAGTCGTTCTCGAAATTCGGCACAGTGGACGATATATCGACGCTCACCGCCTTTGATGCTTGCTTGACGAAGTCTTCGTCGTTCTTGTCAAGAATGTCTTTTCCGACGATAAACACATCCCCGAACGTCGGGTTCATTTTGTGGATGGTTTCGAACCGCTTTTGAACATCGTTGATCATGTCATCAAGCTTCACCGCCCCGTCGGCTTTCGGGCGATTCTTGGGGAACAGCGGGATAATCATTTCCCTGATTTCCTTCTCAAGCCGCTTGATCCTGTCGGTCATCATTTTTCGGTATTTTAATTCCGATCCATTCGCCGACGGCGATTTTATCGTGATTGTTGCCATTATTCGCTAATTCCCTGCTCTAACAACGCCTTTTCAAGTTGCAGAATCTTTCCTTCGATTTCCTCGGTCCGCTTGTCGATCTCGAGAATTTGCCGTGAAAGTTTCTCTTGCTCCTGCTCGTTCTGCGCTTTCTCAAGTTCAAGTTGTGCCTTGTCGAGATTCAATTGATCGACATTGTCGCCATTGATCACGCCTTGGGCGACTTCAACTTCGATCTTCGCTTTCTCAATGTCGATTGCCTGTTCGGCGTCCTTCAGGACCTGTTGATCGTAGCGAAGTTCATTCTTTTTCTGGTCAAGTTCGTTCTCCTGAATCTTGAGCGCGTTTATTTCTTCCTCGCTGTCTGTCTTTTGTTGCTCAGTTTGCCCCGCATTTCCTTCCTGCGGGACGATCTCACCATCAGGCGCCCCATTGTTCATATTAGCCGCTTGCAGTTCGCCATTCAGGCGTTCAATCTCTGCTTGCATTTCGTCGTTCTGGACGTCATCAAGATTTAAACCTTCGTCGATCTGGTTATAATCCCCCTTCTCGATCAGCTCGTTTCGAACCTCGTCTTCAAGAACAACGCCTTTATCAATGTAGATTTGATCGGTTTGGGCTTCAACAAGCATCCGGTCAGCTCTGTCCTTCTCGCTTTCCTGCTTGAGCGGCACGAATTCAACTTCGATCTCCTGCGGGTCAATGCCGTTCACAATACAGGCGATCTTGTAAATCTCGTTCAGCGGTTTTAAAATATTTACCTTCTGGTAAGACGAAACTTTATCAAGGAACGAATTATAAAGCTCTTTCTCACTGGCGTTTAATCCGCCATGACTGCGCCCGGTCAAAATGAATTCCGGGATCTCCGAAGCGGCGGAAACTGTGACCATCGCTTCGATCAGAATGTCCCGAAGCCCGGCAAACTGATACGTGTGCCTGACTGTGTCCATTTCGGAATCAAGCAGAATTGAGTTTGTGACCGACTTCTGAATATTGATGTTTTCATACAGGTTCACAAGGGCGCTTGAATCGTTCGACATGAGCAATTGAGTCAGCCCCGGCATTTTGATTATATCGACTTTCGCTTCATTGACCAGTTCGGCGACCGCCCCTTGAATCATCCCGGCATCTTTGACCGGGTCAAGCACACGTTGAAGAACTGACCCGCCCCAATAGTTCGCCCGCTTCTTGGCGTAGTACGGAAGCTTTGCGCCTTCGAACAACAGCAAACGCGTATGATGAATTTCAATGCTGCCCGTCGCCCCTTCGCTCATGAGCTTGTATAAAAGCGGTTGCCCGTAATTTTTAGAAAGCGGGTCGCGGTCGATCCTGAACGGTTGCAAGCGGCGATTGTCCAGAACAGGCAACGTCAAAACACTTTCCACTTTGTCGATGTTCAGCTCTTGTTCCGGGCTTGCGCCGTCAACCACGTTCAGCAAAATAGCTGATCCGCCATATAGCCGGGCATATTTCAACGCCTCGTTGATCTTTGCTTCAACGTCAAAATCTCTGTTGAATTCGTCGATGGTCTTCGCTTGCTTCTCGTCAATCCCGGAAAGCTTCCAGCCCTTGCGCGTTGCTTCGTTCGGGTAAACGTCAACGATCTTCGCGCAAAGCCAATCAAGTTCGTAGAGCATATCGAGATAGTCGAACATGCTGCGAAGGGACGTGTTCTTGACGTCTGCAAATTGACTTTTTCCGCGACCTGATCGAATCCCGGCAACGACGTTTTGAAAGCTATCAAGCTTCATTTCTTTATGACTCATTTGTTTTTCTCCCTATTTCAAAAACGCCCGTATATCAAAACCTGTTCCAATAAACGCAATGTCGACCGCATCGTTCAGAACATCGACAAAGTCATCGTGTACGCCATTAGGAAACAACGACACTTCCGCCATGCAGTCATCAACCTGCGACACTTTGTCATAAATGTAGACTTTCCCCTGCTCAATATGAGGAATCGCATCAAGCGCGCGCGTGATCTTGTCAACGCCTCTTTGAATTCCCCTGATTCTCATGTTCTGTTCTTGCAATTCCTGAATCAACCCCGTTCCGCTTACTTTGTCTTCGACGTACATATAACGCAATTGATGGTCGTGTTTTTTGTAAAATTCCGCCGCCGTCCGTCGAAGTTGTGGCGCCGTGAGCTTCGCCCGCATCAGGTCAACCAATATCAGCCGATTGTCATAGACCATCCAAGCCGCCATAACCGTATAATCGTTAATCTCTTTTGTTTTCTGCGCTGTGTCAACTGTAATGAATTTATAAAACTTGACTTTCGGCAATTCGCCGATCTTCTTGAACCATTCCGTTTTATACAAATTCCCGCCAATAAGAATCGGCGACTGTTGATATAAAGCCATCCAGTTTACATTTGACATAGTGTTTTTACGCTGAATCAGAAAATCAAGGCTCTTGTGTTCTGGAAACAATGGGTCACCCGCCTTGCGATATGGCTCGTCGTCACTGGCGATTGCCTCATAACTGACCAACTCCACATCATCCATTTTTTCGATCAGCCGACCCGCCAAATCGTCAGTGTGCCAGCGTGTCAAGATCATCAAGAAGCCCGCCCGGTCGTCGAAGCGCGTGAAGAACGAATCGGTGAACCATTCCCATATCGTTTCGCGTTTCAGTGGGCTGTTCGCCTCTTGGCGGTTCTTATGGGGATCGTCGATAATTCCGAGATCAAGAGTTTCACCAGTGATCGACCCGCCTACCGTCGTGTTTCTGAAACTTCCGAAATGATCGGGAAATTCGAACAGTTCTGTCGTGTTTGCGTAACCAGTATTGCGCCTTGGAATCTGAACATGAGGAAAAATTTCTCTGTATTTTTCACTCTGTAAAATTCGTTTCAGTTTCAGGTTCGCACGAACGCCAAGGCGTTTCGAATACGAAGAATAGATCGTTCGAAAATCGGTGTTCTTTCCGATGATCCACGCAATGAAATCGACAATCGCCTCGCTTTTCCCATGCTGCGGCGGTGTCTGAAAAATGACTTTCGGGCGTTTCCCGGCGATCATGTCTTCATAAAACTTCTCAAGGCGAAGCGTCAGTTCTTCGAAAAACCATCCATAGCGATAATATCCATGCCCCATATATTTTCGAAAAGCTAGAAACGATTCACGGCTCGACGAAACGCAAAACGCCTTGATTATTTCAAGGTCGTGAACCGTCAATTTCTTTTGGGTTTTGCGTCGCTTCATTTCGTATGCTCTTTGAATTTAGGCAATGGAATCTTCATTTTCTTCGCTAACTTGACAATTTCCTTTTGAGATAGGTTCGAAATAGGCGCTTCCTGCGCCGTACTACCCCCTAGAATCGACGATCTCTTCAAATATGGCTCTATGTATAGATAATAGTCATGACGGGCGTTCTTGTCGCCGATCATTGCGTGGGCGACTGTGGTGCGGATAATTTCAGAATGGATCATCAACGGAAGTTTTTCGGGTAAGTCATCATAAAGGAAATCGAACAGTTCTTCCGGGATATTTAAACGCTCGATTATTTCGGGGCGTGTCATCCCGGTTAATATCATCCCCTCAACTTCCGCCTGTTCTTTGCGCGTGGCAAAGTCGTCATAGTCAACACCAAGCTTGTCACATAGGGAAATAAACGCTTTTTCCCAATCGCTCATTGGCTCGGTGTCGAACGGCGGCATGAACGTCTGATACTGGTCATCGTCGTTCAGTTGATACATATTGCTTTTTCCTTTGGGTTTTTCCCGATTATACCTATTAACGCAGATAAATCATAGTGCAAACAGTTTTAGCACTTGACAACGTGACTCAGGGGCGAAACCCGCCCCGAACATTAAAAATTTTGTTTAAAATTTTAATTAAATTTTGTAACCAGAAGTTACTAAAGTCCTTTTATTTTGGTAACAGAAATTTTTCAACAAAAACGATATGTTAAATTGTGCCATCACCTTATTACTTTATTACTTTATATAAAAATAATAGGTAATAATGTCTTTTAAACATTAGAGAATCTTAATGCAAAAACAGGTTTTTTTTAAAATAATCTCCCTAGGGAATTCGTCAAAAAATGCCCTTGTTTTGGTATTTGCGGTAACACAGCGTTATCATTAAGGAATTACCAGTTACCTTTATGATCGCTTAAAGTATAAGGGTAACTCTTAACCATATATGATGTTTTTTGTTCATTTTTCACCCATCATCTGTAATTCTCCATTTATTGACTTTTTCCAATAAATAATAAATTACCATATCATGTGTTGTTAAATTCTACAAATATTAGTTTTATTTTACTTAATTTTTCCTTATTTTCTAATATTACGTGCATCTTTCTTATTACTTCTCCATATCTAATATTTTCACCTTTCCAGAATTTTACACCGTCTTTTATTCCTTCAACCCTTTTAGCGGTCAACCGACGTGAAACAGCCCTAAAACTTATTTTTTCATCATAC